TTGTATTCACCCCTTCAGCGCTTTGCACGCCGGCATCCGCGATCGCCTCACCCCAGCTGCGCTCCTGTGGCTGTGCGGGCGGCTGGGCAGGCACGGGCCGGTAGCGTGCGCCGGCACCGATGCCGGTCACATCCATCCCGTCCAGCAATTCGAATGCCTCTGGCTCGTAGGCCCGGCCGTCCGGCTGGTCCAGCCTTTCGCGCTTGTACTTCTTGCTGCTCATCTGATCCCCTTTTGGCAAGAAGCACAGACTGGCAGGCTTGGCACGACAGGCAGCGGCGCCCGGGCTCCTGAAACGGCAAGGCCCGCTAAAGCGGGCCTTGATGGCTGCATCCCAGGATCAGTGCTGCGCTACCTGGAGGCGCCATACGGCAAGCCGCTCGGGACGGTTTCTCGGCTCGGACGCAAGCTGCGTTGGAACTCGCCCTGGGAATACTGGTACAGCGCCGCCGGGCTGGCCATGGACTTGAGAAGTCCAAGAGCCTCGCCACTGTCCTTAAGAGTGACTGGCGCCGCCTCCCGGCCATTCAGGTCTGTGCGCTTGATCTGCAAAGCCCCTCCCTGTCCCGCCTCGATGCCGGAAATTTTGTAGCCACTGGGAACATAGCGGTTGTAGAGCTCCATCAGCGGGGCATAGTCGCCCACCGCCAGGCCAGCAGCGGCTTTGTCAGATGCCTCCTGACGCCTTTTTGTATCCATCTGGATTTTGATGTGCGACTGCGCCATCAAATCCTGGGTAGCCTGGTCCGCAGCCTTGAGATGCCCAGCCTGTGTCAGCGCCGCTATACGGCGCTGACTATGGGCAAGGTGGTCGTCCATCGTCGCTTCGCGTGACTTGCCGCTCTGGTCAATCAACGATGCCTGGAACTGCTTTCGTTGCTCGCCCTCAATGCGCCCCACTTCGTCATCCTGCTGCCATTGCTTCATCTCTCTAGCCTGGCGTTTGAGATCGTGCGCCCCCAGCGTGAGCTGTTGGCGCATCTGCAGGCCGCGCTCTGGGTCGGTACGGCCGATCACGTCGGCCATGGCCAGCATGCGCGTGCTGTCCTGCTGTTCGCGGCTCATCGACCCCGCCGAGCGCTCGCCCATGAAGTCGGTCACCCCCTGCATGGCGATGGTCTTGGTGTCGCCCGCATCGTTGCGCGCGACATAGGCCTTCTGCGCGCCGTCAAAGTCGATCTTGTAGCCGTTGGCGGCCAGGCCTTCCAGCTCCTTGCCCTGGTCGGCGGTGTAGCCCGTGGACTCCACGGCTGTGGCACTGGCAATGCCTTTCAACGCCTCTTTCTGCGCCGCTTGGTCGCGCGCATCGTTCATTTGCTGACCGGCGCGATAGGCGTCAGCAATGCCCCGCGTAAATTGTTGGCCCTGTGCCAGGCCCGCAGCGAAACCACTTCCCAAATTCATTGTTCGCACTCCTTCAATTCGCTGTCCAACTCCTGCACCCGGCGCGCCAGTTCGGCGCGGATGGTCTGCAGACTCGCTCGGTACTGCCCCACCTTGTCGGGGTGCAGTTGCTTGAGATAGGCGGCCTTGCCGTCGTCCCACCATGCGCTGCAGTGCAGGCACTCGGGCGCGCTGATGGCGCGGAAGGTGTCGTAGACGGCATTGCGCGGGGCACCCACCGCCTGCAGGAACTGGAACACCTGGTCATGGCTCCAGTGCAGCAGCGGCAGCAAGACCTCGTAGGCATCGCCTGGGCCGCGCGCCGGCACCTGGCCCGTATCGGCCAGCTTAGTGCCGCGAATCACCACCTCGATGCCGTCGGCCAGCATGCGCTGGTGCATGGGCTGCATCAGGTTGGCCACGCAGCAGTCCATGCGGCCCACCAGCGGCGTGTCGCTCATGCCGTAGGCCTGGCCGATCCAGCTCGATTGCGCCGTGGTCACGTCGCTCGGGATGCCATGGGCTGCTTTCCAGGCGAGCACGTCCGTCTGCACGGTACGCAGATCTGGAACCCACGTGCGCACCTGGTCCAAAACCGCGCGTGTTTCCGGGATGGTGTCACCCGTGGACAGCCAGTAGACCGGCAGGCCCTGCTCCACCAGTGGATGCAGCAGGTACAGGCATGCCAGCGAGTCCTTGCCCCCACTGAACTGCAGCGCAGCGCGCCGGCCGGCAATCGCCTGGCCCACGCTGTCGGCAATGTCTGCGGCCCGCATCAGAAGAACATGGCCGCAGCAGACAGGCCCGCGCCCACGATGGCCCCCGTTCCGGCGCCGCTGGTGGCCTGGGACTGCTGATAGGCCTGGGACTGCTGCCCCCACATGTTGGCCGCGCTGTTGCCGGCATTGCCTGCCATGCCCGCCGCCTGGCCGTAGCCTGAGTTCAGGCCAGCCAGGCCGGTGTTGGCGATGTTCTGACCCGAGGTGCCGTAGCCGGCCGTGGCAGCCGTCGTCTGCATGCCCATGGCGGGATAGCCGGCCAGCGCATTCGAGGCCCGATCCGTCAGCGCCCGCCCTTCCGCGCGTGCAGCGGTTCGGGCCGAGTTCTTTCCGGCGGCAGTGGCGAGTGCCTCGCTGGCAACCAAGGCATTGGACCCGGCGCCATACTTGCCATCGGCAGGGTTGACACCCATGCGGGCCATTTCCGCGCCCTGCGTGCGCTTGGCGCTTTCGTAGGCGTTGGAGACATCGGCAGCCGCCTGGCCCGCCAGCTCCTCGCGCTTGCCCTCCGTGTCGAAGGTGCGCGCTTCCTCCACCATGGTGTCCTGCAGGCCCGTCAGCTTGTCCCGGCGCCCCAGCGCATAGTCACGGTCGGCCTGAGACTGCTCCCAGGCTGTGCGCGAGGTGTCCAGCGCGAACTGCGTCTGCTCCTTTTGGAGCGGCGCCATGTCGTTCGCATTGCCGATGATCTGCTTGATCATGTCGTCCTGGATGCCCAGGTTCTTCACCTGCGCTTCCACCAGCCGCGGATCGGGTGCTGGGGTCGAGGCGCCGCCACCCTCCAACGTCATGCCGCCCCCGGGCCGAGGTCGAAATGCCTGCTCGGGCAGGAAATCAAATTCAGTGCTGTGCCAGCGTGTCATGTTTCAGGTTTCCTCTCCAAAGGGTGCAGACCACCACATCGCCGCCGTCGCGCGCTGCGCCTGCCAGCACCGCTTCCTCCACGGCGCCCAGCCGGCGAGCCAGCGCACGCAGCCTAGTGTTGGAAGCGAGCACGTAGCCGCGCAGCGCATCGACCGCGCACACAGCGAACGGGTAGTCAAGAAACGCGCGCAGAAAGCGGCGCGATAGCGGGGCGTCGATGGCCACATGCGCCCACACGGTGCGGCCGTTGTGCTGCTCGAAGACGGCCCCGGCCACCAGCAACCCGCCGCGCTTCCAGCCGATGCCCACTGCGCCCTCGGTGCTCAACAGGCCAGGGATGCGCATGCGCAGGAAGGCATAGATGGCGGGCGTGTCGTAGTCCAGCATGCCGGCCAGAGTGGCAGGCTTGGCACGCATCAGGCCGGCGGCGTGGGCCACACGATGGTGAGCGGGTGCGGCTGGTCGGTGATGTCGCGCAGGGCTTGGCGGTAGGTCCGCCACTCGGGGTCCAGGCGCCGGCCCTCTTCCTGCGCCCGGGTGACACGCCAGTCGCAGGCGGCGATCCGCCGGTCGCGGTCTGCACGCACGCTCACCCACGCCGCAGCTTCATTCAGCGTCCAGGTGCCCGAATTCGACAGCACATGGAACGGGGAAGGAGCCGGTGCGGCCACGCGCACCTGGTGCCCATCAAAAAACAGCGGAGCAGCTACGGGAACATCACTACCCAGGCGCAGCACTTGCCCGCCTGGTGGCGACGGTATGGCGGATAACGGTGCATTGGTACTTCCGCGACCGACTACGAGGCCGGACACCCCTATCTGGACATAGTGATTCACCGATTTCCTCCCGTAGCCATGATGTTGGCCGAATACACCTCTATGGAACTCACTGGATCAAGGTTCCTCGCCATCAAGCGATAGGTCAGATCGCCACCAGGAGGCCGAGCGTCAAAAGCCCCGGCATAGGCCACAGTGCGGTAGCCATTGCGCATGGAGGTCCCCGTGTAGCGCATGCCATTGCCGTCGCGGACGATGGTCAGACCCAAGCCCGCATCTCCAGACTGCGGCATGGCGTTCGCAAACGCCACGATTGCCACGCCCGTCCCACCGCTCGACATCCGCACGGTGCATTGGCATATTTCAACCTCGACGCCCGGAGAAATGACAATCTCGCGGGGCAACTCGCCTTGGGCCATGGCTGTGACCGAGCCGCCCGCGATCTGCAGCGTGCCAATGGCCGCCTGGCCGATATAGGCCGTGCCGATGGCCGCCGTGTCCATGAACACGCCGATGTTGTTGGACGTGATGCGCTGCAGCCGGTTGATGAAGTCGCTGGTGTTCATCGTCGTGCCGTCCGGGAACGCCACGGTGTCGCCGATGCGGGCCTTGTCCTTGGTGGCCAGCGGCCCCAGGCCGCTGACCTGGGCGGCCTTGAGATTGCGCAGCCATTGCGCGTCCAGGCCGTTGGCGTCCAGGATGACGTTGCCGGCGTTGTCGCGCACGGTGAGGCCGCGCGTGTCCACCTTGCGCGCCGCCACGGTGCCGTCCACCAGCAGGTCGCCGTTGAGCACGGCGGCCGGGATCAGCCAGGCCGTTCCCATCCAGTGGCGCGTCTGCGTGAAGCCGGCGCCGTTGCTGATGGTCACGGCATCGCCCACGATCAGGTGGTTGGTGTTGGGCGCGCTGCCGCTGTTGCCCAGGGCCTGCCAGACGGCCTGGCGTGCGGTGGCATCGCTCCAGAAGCTGCCGCTGGCCGACAGCAGCACCGAGCCGCGCAGCCCGTCCACGAGCTTCTTGCCCAGGCCGTCGATGCGCATATTTCCCTTGAGGTAGACGTTGCGCTGCAGGTAGATGCCGTCGCCATCGACGCCGAACACCACGTCTTCGGGCCGCGGCGTGCTCATCTGGCCGGCGTTGTAGCTGGGGGAGACGATGGCGAACTTGTCGGCCATGATGATGAAGGCGCTGGAAGTCTTGCCGTTGACCTCCTCGGCCGCGATGCCGTAGCCGGCCAGGGCCCCGCCGGCCTGCACCTTGAGCGTGTACTGCGCGCGCAGGCCTTCGCTGTAGCCGGCCAGCACCGTCATCTCCTGCTCCAGCATGGCGCGGCCCGGTTTGCCGTCCTGGTAGTAGTTGCCCAGGGAGGCCTGCAGCTGCAGCACGTTGGTGGCCATGGCCCGCTGGCCGTCCGCGAACGCCGCCTGCGTGGCGCGCAGGCCTGCGCTGGCGTTGCGCAGGCTGGCAGTGACCTCGCGCACGGCCATGGCCAGGCTGCGCTCGTTGCTCTGCACCACGGTCTGCAGCTCGCGCACCTCGGCGCCGCGCTTGGCGGCCTCGTCGGCGATGGAGCGCAGCAGCTCGTCGCGGATCTCCTGCGCCAGGTGGTCGAAGCGGCTGGGGTCGTCCAGGGTCTTGGCCAGGCTCTTGAACAGGCGCGATTCGATGATGGATTGGGCGAAGCGCTCCACGGCCACCGTAGCCGACAGCCCGCCGCCCAGGTCGATGACGATCTCGCCCTCGCCGGGGGTCTTGTCGGTGGCCAGCAGCTGGGTGACGCCCTGCACCGAGCCCTGCAGGGCCACCAGCTCGCGCAGGGTCACGCCGCGCTCGAACTCGTTGCCCCGGCCGCCGGAGCGCACTTCCAGGTGCTCGGTCACGGCCTGCATCCAGTTGGACAGGGCCTTGTCTTGGACGTTGACCCGGGCCAGGGCCGGCAGGCGGGCCGCGCCCGTGTCGATCTTCTTGCGGTTGGTCATACGCTGCGCAGCTCCTCCGTGGTCGAGCACAGCACCACGCTGGTGACGCGGGCGGCGCCCTCGATTTCCACCTGGTGCTCCAGCCAGCGCCCGGGCGGCAGGCGCTGCGGCTGCAGGTCGGTGAACCGGGCTGTGTGCTGCAGCTGGCCGTCGCCCCACAGGCGCAGGGTGATCGGGTGCTGGGCGTCCTGCAGGCCGTAGACCTTGGCCCAGGCCAGCGGCAGCTGCTGGCCCTGGGTGGCCAGGCCTGTGCGCCAGCGCGCCGTGCGCAGAGCATCGCCCGTGAAGCATTCCAGGATGTCCTGGCCGCGCGCCACGTACATGAGGTCGTTGAAGCGGTCCACCCAAACCGCCGTCACTGTGGCGCCGCCCAGGTCGGTATGGCCGAGCTTGGCCCCGTCCTGCGCGCTGAACGCCAGGCAGCCGCCACCGGCCCCGGCGTAGAACAGGTAGTAGACGCCCTCGTGCTCGGCCGCGAACATGGTGGATGGCTGCATGCGCTGCCAGTCCTGGCGCGCGATCAGCTGCCGCGTCACCACCTGCACGCCGCCCGGGCTGGCCAGGCACAGGCCATCGGGCGAGGCATAGAGCACGCCGCCCTGCACGGGCACGATGGAGCGGCGGGCGCTGCAGGACTGGTTGCTGTCGAGCTTGATGGCCGACATCTGCGCCGAGTGCGCGCCCGTCACGAAGTACGGATTGCCGGCCGTGCCCACGAACAGGGTCTGGTCGAACACGGCCATGCCCACGATGGGCCATTCGGTCGTGACCTGGTAGTCCACGGGCCAGGCGTAGGGCACGTAGGGCTCGCAGAAGGCCACGGTGTTGTCGATGAAGCCGGCCATGATGCCGTTGGGCATGCCCGTGAGCCCGCGCAGGTAGGGATTGGCGCCCACGCTGGGCTTGTTGTCGCCCTCGTACTGGCTGTCCATGCGGTACGGCGGCGCGGCCCAGGTGAACTGGGGCTGCAGGCTGTCCAGCTCCTCGCCCTTCTTGTCATCGAGGAAGCTGGCCACGGAGATCTGCAGCTCCTGCACCAGCTGCCAGGCCGCCGCTGCGGCCGAGGCGTTGCTGCGGTAGATGCGCCACTTCACGACGTGGCGCGCGGCATGCTGCTCGCCCGTCATGGCCTGGGGCCGCTGGATGGTCACGGTGTCGTTCTGGTCCACCTCCAGCATCTCGGAGATGGGCGACGGCTCGGACTCTTCACCCCAGTCCGTCACGAAGGCCACGACGTAGAAGCGCGAGTCCACCACGCGCTCCACGGTCTTGCCGGCCAAGTCGGCCACGCCGCCCAGCTGGTCCAGCCAGGTGCCGATCACGGCCATGTCACCCGTGGCCGCGATGTACTGGCTGGCCAGCTGGGTCTGAATGCTGGACACCAACGTGCTGCAGCGCTGCTGGATCTCCACCATGCGGGCATTCAGGCTGGCCGCCTGGGATGTGGCAGCCGTCTTGCCTTCCGTGTAGGTGTCCAGGGCCTTGTAGTAGGCCTCCAGGTCGCGCCGATACTGCACCCAGTCGGCGTGCTCGATGGCGTTGTTGTCGGAGTCGAAGTAGTACTGCGCGGCCTTGGGCTCGCTGGGCTTTACGGGCGCCGCGCCCGGCGTGGCCCAGGCCTTGGCCAGGCCCAGGTCGGCAAACTCCTTCACCAGCTTGTCCAGCTCGCTGCGCCAGTTGGCGCACTTGGTGCCGGGGGCCACGGCCTCCTCCACCAGGTCGGCCAGCTTGGCGGCCTGGTCAGCCGTGAGCACGGTTTCACCGGAGCGCTCGCCGGCCGTGTCCGGAAACTCATGCTGCTGCAGCGCCTCCACCAGAGCGGGCCGGCGGAACGGGTAGCTGAACGGCATGGCGGCCAGTGGGATGGCCCAGCCGCTGGCTGTCTTGACGGCACCCAGGCGTGTAGTGTCCATCTCGCATGCAGCCGCGCGGGCCGCCGTGACCACGGCGTAGAGGTTGCCAGCCGAGGCGCCAGCGCCTACGGCGGTCGACAGGGACAGCCCGTAGTTGGACGTGGCGCCGGCATAGGCCTTGCCGTTGGAATCCCAGCGGATCGCCTCCTGGTGGCCCTCGTGCTGGATCACCGTGGCCAGCAAATCCGCGCGCACCCGCTCGGCGAAGTCGCCATACAGCCAGGTCTTGGCCTCCTCGGTCGTGAACTCGTCCACCACCTGCAGCGTGACCGTGGGCTTGACTGGGCGCACCACGCCCAGCAGCCGGTCGTTGCCCCGCACGTCCAGCGCACGCGGTGCCGCGCTGCCGTCGTTGTTGGTCTGGTAGGTGCGCTCGGTGGCCTCGTCGTTGATCTGGCCCTTGACCAGGGACAGCTCCTGCACCCAGGAGTGGATGGGCGCGGCCGGGTTCTGCACCACGGCGCCGCTGGCATCGCGCGCAAAGCGGTGCAGCGTGCGGGTGCCGGCTAGGCACGCCGAGTGGCGCCGGTCGGTGGCCAGCGGCCAGAACTCGGAGCTGGGCAGGAAGAGATTGAAGTGCTCCCGCGCGAAGTTCGCGCCCAGCGCGCGATCGGACACGCTGGGCGCCTCGCCCGGGAATGCGGACAGCTTGTAGGTGGTCATGGCCTGCTACCCTGGCAGGCTTGGCACCATTTCAAACCTCGACGGTCACCGCATGCTTGAAAAGCGCGTCAAGGTCTGATGCAGAAAGGCTCAGTAGTTCGCCCATCAGCACGATGGAGGGGCTGCGGCGCCTCCACTCCGTCGCCCTGGCAAATCCTATGCGAGTCGTATAGCGCAGGGCGTCATCTTCGATGGCTTCAATGGTCGCATTGAGCGCATCTTCAGTGATGCCCCTCAGTACATAGAGAGCAACCAAGCCCTGGGCGGGCGTGCATGATTCGGGAACTACCGCCGGTGGTGGCGGCTCCTCAGTAGCCTCGACCGCTGCGATCAGAGACTCGTACTCAGGCGCTTGCGCCCCGAGGTCGGAGCGCAACTCCTGCATTTGGGAGTTGGCATAAATGTGGCAACGTGCCACATTGCCCTCATCATCAAGCCATGTCACCTCAATTGCATGGGCGTTGTCGTAGCGAATAACGCTCTTTATTTTCATTAGATTGCTGCACCTTTAGTAATTGCAAAATTGATTTGCACCGCATGTGCCAAGGCAGACGATGAAATATTCTTCAAGCAAATATAAAATGAACCATTGTTATAGGCAACAGCCCAAACATTATAAAATGACGAATCGACTGTCCCGTCGCTATTAGTTAATGTCAAATTGACGACATCAAGGGGACCAACCATGCTGTTATATACCAAAAAAACAGCCACGGCGTTAGGCGCCAACGCTTGGTTATGCGTGGTAATCACTCCGGCAACTTTGTTGATAGCAACACTGGTAGATTTACTTGTTGGCTGGGTCACTGTGCCACCGGCACCAGGACCGTAACCAAATCCCCCATTACCAACGAGGACAGGACCACCATTAGGATTCAAGAACAGCCATTGATTCAATGTGTAATCCGAATAGATTCGCGGCTGTATCCAAAAGGCCCCAGACTGATACACCCCAAAATCCAACGCAACACTTCCCCCTTGCAAGCGCATGATGGAATTCGGGTCGGCACCACCGCCAGTAGTCTGCGGACCACCACCTACAAGAGCAGAATTGCTAACGACAAACTTGGACAGCGGCAAAGATGTGCCCACACCCACATTACCGTTGGTTCGGATAATCATCCGCTCTGATCCGCTGGTGTAAAACGTCATGGGCAGGTACAGGCCATTTCCAGTGACACCGGAGTTCAGGCGTACCTCTTGGCCTCCCAGAATGACCAGATCGCCAACAGACGAATTACCGGGGTCTGTTCCACCATGGGTGCGAAAGCCCGAGATCGTCCCTGTCCCAGTCGGAAGCGCACCAATGATGGTCAAAGAATTGTTAATGTTCGACTGAAAGGCGAGGCGATCAGAGAGCACGTTGCTACTGAAATCAGCGGTCAGCCTCAAGCCATTTCCGGCGAAATTCAGGCCTCCATTTAGAGTGCTGCCGGACTTCTTCACAGTCTTGTCCAACGCATCTTGCAAGCCCGTGATGGAGCCAATCGCCTGTTCCCCCGTATGCGTGCTGCGGTCGCGCAGTTGTGCGTCGGTCGCATTCTTCGTAGCACCAGTCGCCACACCACCGAGCTTTGCCGCAGCCTCGTCGGTGAAATCGTTGGCGCTCAAGCCCTTGCCTGGCACCTTGTCCACCTTGCCCTGCAGATCCGCCGCCGTGGCCATGGGCTGGGCAAACGTGGGGTTCGGGTACTGGCCGGCAAGCACGCCACCGGCCGCGCCGGTGGGTGCGCGCGCATCGGTCAGGCGCGGGTCGGCGGTCTGCACCACCTCGCGCATGCCCCCTGCCGTCATGCGCATCTCCAGCAAGTCACCCGAGTTGTAGGCCCGGGGCGCCGTGCCCTCCTGGCCACGCAGCACCGTGAGCCGGCATTCGCCGATCACCGAGTTGTCCACGGCCGTGACGCGCAGGATCTCGTAGTCGGTTTCGAGCGATCCGCTGCGCTTGTAGGCCGTCAACACGTACCAGCCGCCGGCGGGAGGATTCAGCAGCGTGCCGGCCGCGCCATCGGACACGCGCAGCACGCCGTAGTCCAGCTCGCTGCCCGGGGCGCCCGTCTGCGGCGCCGCGCGCACGTCGGCGATGAACTGGGTCTGGAAGTTGTTCAGGAACAGCTGCGGCATTTCTATTTTTCCTTGATGGGCACGATCAGCTCCACCTCCTTGGTGCGGCCGTCGTTCGTCGTGGCGGCCACGCTGATCTGGTACTTCTGGCCGCTCAGGCCGCCCGCGTAGATCCAGACCTTCACGCGCTGGCCCACGTAGGCAAAGGACGGCGGCATGGGCATGGCCGGGTGGACCTTGAGCTGCACGGAAACAATCTCGTCGCCTGGCGGAAACCAGTCGGCGAACTCGATGTCGTAGTCCTGCGTGTCTGCAGGCTGCATGGGGGAAGTGCGGAACATGCTTTGCCCCTGGTCTGTGACGTAGAAGGTGGTCATTCCTGCGGGCACGAGGAAGGTGCGGGATTCGGGCGCCTGCTCATCGAAGGGCAGGCGCTTGTGCACGGCGGGATCAATCTCGATGAAGGCCACGCCCTGAGCCTGCAGCGGCGCGCGCACCAGGCGCTGCCCACGGGCCGTTATCGCAGCCTTGGCCTGGACCAGCGCGGCCAGACGCGCCTCGACCCGCCCCTGCGTGACGACAAAGGCCTGACCCTTGCCGTCCACAGGCGAACGCAGCCAGCGGCGCACGTAGATGCGGCCATCGGCAGAGCCACGCGCCGTGGGCGTGGATTGCACAGGGCCACGGCGCAGCAAACGCGCCAGGGGCTTGAAGCTGGCACGCGCGGTCGCGTCCACGCCAACGCGGGCCTGCACATGGGCCGTGACCGTGGCGCTGGCCCGTGCCTGGACTGCCACACGCCCGCGCACGGGCGGCAGCGTGACCTTGACGATGGCGCGGCCGGTGGCTGCCAGCAGGCTGCGCACATGGACCCGGCCCAGCACGCCCTCGACAGCTGCGCGCGCCCCGGAATCGGCCGAGAGCTTGGCGTGCACGCGGCCCAGCGGGCCGGTCAGCGCAGCAGCTGGTGCCGAGTGGACCACGGCATAGGCGAGCACTCTCCCGCCGACACGCACACGGGCATAGCCCTTGGCGTCCACGCGGATGCGCACCACGGGATCGGAGGCCCGCCCGTTCAGCGCGAAGCCATTGAGTGCTCCCCGGTTCATGGCTTACAGCAGCTGCAGCGTGAAGTCGCCCGTCAGTGCCTGGCTGTCCACCAGGAACACGTCATTGATCTGCAGCGTGCGCGGCGTGGGCAGCGGCTCGGAATACATGAGCGTGGCCGTGCCATCGGTGGCCGAGTCACCTTCCATGATTCCGATGTGCGTGACCGTGACCTGGGCGCCCGTGACGGGCGGAAACTCCGCACGCACGGCGTTGTAGGTGGCGCCGTTGTTGGGCGCGGCAAAGGCGCCCGTGGCCACCCGCTGGTACCACGGTGCTGCCACCTCGGTGCCGGCGGTGAAGGCGTCGGTGGGGTCCGCCGTGAACAGGGCGAAGAAGGTGTTGCGGATGGCCGGGAAGGCCTGCTTGCGCAGTGTGGCGCTGATGATCGCGTTGGCGAGGGATGTGCTGAAACCAGCCATGACGGCTCCTATGGCTTCGAGCACTCCAGCGCCCCGATTGAAGATGCCCGCCAGGATGGCAGGCTTGGTTCACTTTTGGGCGACGGCCGTGGTGGCCGCAGCCTGGGCCTGAATGCCCAGCGCCTCGTTGTAGAGCGCACGGTGCGCCGCCGCGATGGTCGCGTTGCCGCCGAACTCGGCGTCGATGGACCAGGCCCGGAACAGCACGAAGTGCCGCACGGCGTCCATCCAGCGCTCGGGAACCGAGGGCGTGCCATTCTCGTCGGCCAGGTCCACAGCCGCGACACCCACCGTGGCGCGCACCTTGGTGCCGGCGACCACGGGCGGATAGACCAGGAATTCCTGCGGCGTGCCCAGGTCGTGCATGTAGTGCTGAACCTCGCGGCCCGGGGAGCCCGAGCGCCAGGCGCCGGCCACGGCGTCCAGCACCCACAGGTCGGTCTTGGTGATGCGCCGCTGCGTGGCGTTGGCGTTGTTCGTGATGTCGATCAACGTGAGCACGTCGGCCGGCAGCTCCTGCCGCCACCCGGCCGCCAGCACCAGTGCGCGCGACTGGGCCATCTGGTCGGGCCGCTGCTCGGCAAAGGCGCGCTGCGCCGCGTTGAACCAGTCCAGCAGATCCGCGCGGGTCCAGCGAATGTGCCCCTTGTCCTGCAGGTCGCGCGCTGCATCGTCCAGCAGCTGGGCCACGGTCAAAGCCATGATGCCCTCCCGCGCGAGCTGCGGCTGGTATTGGAGCGCCACACGTCGGCCGTGGCGTCATCCATGGCGCGCTGGAAGAACGCCAGGGCCACGCCGGCCTGGTCGGGCTTGTAGTAGTCCGTGCCCTCGGTGGCCAGCAGCTCGGCCTTGGCGCCCTCGCGGATCGCCTCATGGTAGAGCGAGGCCACCTCGTCGGGCACGCTGTTGCCGCGCAGGGATGGCATCAGCGAGGCGTAGACCTGCAGGCGGCCGGCACTGCCGGTGCGCATCGTGAACTCGCGCAGGTTGGTCGTGACCAGGTAGGCCCGGCCGCGCAACTCGTGCTGCCAGGGATCGGCAGGCAGATCGCGCGCCTTCGCCACCTCCAGCGGGCGCCCGGCCAGCGTGGCGCGCTCCAGGCGCAGCAGATCGGCGCCCTGGGGCAGCTCGAAGGTGTATTCGGCGAAGGCCTCGCCAGTCACGTCCGTGGGCTCCAGCCATTCCTGCCAGGCGCGCGTTGCCTTGAGAAAGGTGCGCGCGGCGCGGTTCAACGCCAGGTGAATGAGCGGTACCGGCGCCTTGGGGGCAGCCAGTACCAGCTCAGGCATCCAGTTCTCCCAGCTGGCCATGGTGCGATCAGCCGGTCACGTTGGAAGCGCGCGAGGCCTTGCGCACACGGCCGGTGGGAGTGGAGTCGGACTCCTGGGGCATACCTGTGCCGCCGTCCAGATCGTCCTCATCATCCGGGCCCACGCCGGGCGAGAAGGTGCCGCGCGAGGATGGAACCTTGCCGTCCAGGGCCGCGCGGCGGGCTTCGCGCTCGGCGGCCAGGCGCTGGAATTTCTGCTCGGCGTCGAACTCCTCCTCGGTCTGGAAGTTACCGGCGCGCAGATGCTCGGCATGGGCCTCGTTCTCGACCTCGCAGGCCAGCGGCTTGCCCTCGAAAACATAGGTGGCGCCCTTGAGGCGCACGATCAGGGTTCCGTCCTTGCGTGCGGGCAGCGAAGTGAACAGCTTCATGGTGATGGTTCTCCGGGGTTAAAAAAGCCCCGGCGGCCGATGCCACCGGGGAAAGCCCCTTGCGGGGGCGCACACATGAGCGCGCTGTCAGGCGTTCGTGTAGATCAGGTCCAGCGTGAACAGGCCGGCAGCCGTGCCTGCGCCCGAAACCTTGAGGATGATGCGTCGGTCTTCATCCTTGGTTGCGAGTTTGGCGAAGGCCGCTGGCACGAGGTGCGCGTAACCACCGGCTGCACCCACATCGTTGTCCGTCACCCAGGCGCCGCCGCCGTCGTCGGCCGCTGTGCTGATGTCGCCGGCCGCATCCGCCAGGCCAATGGAAGCCTTGAAGCCCGCGCCCAGGGCAGCAGGCACTCGGATGTACAGCGACACGGGCAGCATGCCGGCGGGCAGGATGCCGATGACGCCACGGGTACCCACTGCGTGGTCTGCCACTGCCAGGGGCTGGCCGAAGCGCGAGCGCACCAGCTCGGAGCCGCCGGGGGTGATGGGGGCCTGATGGCCTGCGGCCACGGCACTGAGTTGCTTGAAAGCCATGAATGACTCCTTTCGTTCGGTGGGGATCAGCGCGACGCAGCGGCCGTGTCGATGCCGTAGACGCCGTGGTCCTGCTTCTCGCCCTCGATCTCGAAGACCGACTTCTTGACGCCGAAGATGGACGAAGTGGTGATCACGACCTGGTTGCCGTTGTCGCGGGTTTCCTCATGCCAGCCGTAGCGCATGCCCGTGCCCGGCGAGCCGAAGGCCATCACGCCCGCCTGCGCGCCCATGAACAGCGCGCGCGCCGTTTCCAGGTCGCCCGTGGCGCCGTGGGTGTTGTGGCGAATCACGTTGCGGTGCGAGTGCAGCACCACGTTGCGGTACATGCCCAGCGCGCTCTTGAACAGCGGCGACTTGAAGCCCACGGCCGCAGCCGCGGCCTTTTGCAGCTCCAGCCAGCCGCCCGTGCCGGTTTCCTTGCGCAGGTCGTCTTCCTGGAACGTGTGCATGACCATGACGAACACTTCCTCGCCATCGACCACGCAGGGCTGCATGACGGGGATGTTGGTGGCGCCGCCGCCTTGGCTGTCTGCGCGAACGCGGGCACGGTCCACCACGGCCAGCGACATCTTGTCGGTGGCATCCAGGTTGGCCACCGCCGTGGCATCGCCGCCGAACAGGTGCTGGTTGGGCGTGGGCGCCGTCAGCGGGTTCTTGGCACGGCCCTGGTAGCCCAGCGGCAGGATGAAGTTGGCATTGACGCCGCGCGAGCCCGACAGGTAGGTGAAGGTCAGCTCATCCTGGAAACGGCCCCACCAGTTGGCCTGCTGCTGCTTGGCGCGCATGCGCAGATCGTGCAGCGTGCGCTTGCGCGACATGCGGCCACCGGTGTTGACGCCGCCGCGCGCCTGGTCGATGTACAGCTCATCGGTATAGAAACGCTGCCCTTCTTCCTTGCCCTCCAGCACATCGTCGCCCTCGACGGGCGCCATGCGCAGCTCGGCCAGCAGGTCATAGCTGACCAGGTCACCCGCCTCGGATTCCAGATCCGTCAGCAGTTGGATTGGCGTCTTGGCGCCCTGGCCCACGGCCGCGAAGCGCTTGCCGAAGTACGAGGCTTGAGAGACATCGAGAGCCAGGTCGCCGGAAAAGCGCTTGACCGCGCGGGGGCTGTTCACGCCCACCACTGTTTTGCCCATAGGAGTGCTCCTGTGTGGTAGCGAGCACTCCAGCGCCCCGGTTGAAAAATGGTTCAGCCCTCAAGATGGCAGGCTTGGTACGGGCCGCGAGGCAGCTGCGATCTTTCGCACGCAGGTCTCGGGCGCCGCCGCGATCACCATGCGCGCGGCCTGCCCCTTCTTGTATTCCAGCTGGATGCGAACGCCGCCCACCTCCAGCACATCCCCCGTGCGCAGCTCGATGAAGATGCGGCGCACGCCGGGCGTCGATGCTGCAGCCTGTGCCATGGGGCCCATCACACCGAGCGCAGGAACTGCGCACGCTTTTCTTCGGACAGGCGGCCCAGCGCGCGCTCGTAGTCCAGGCCGGTGAGCTTGTCCAGCTCGGCGAACTCGTCGCCCGCGGGGTCGGCATCGCCTGCGCCGCC